CTCTGGTTGGAAGTATGGAAGAATTTGTTCAACAATCTGTAGTGCATCATCTGAGTTTTTACTCATAATGAATAGTTCAAAGTCAACATTATAAGGTACAGGCATAAATCCAGACTTGATAGAATCTCCATCAGTTCCGTTTGCCGCTTTCTTAACCTTAATCGACTTGTTTAGTTTTCTATTGGTGTCATAAGATAGTCCACTAATCTCAAAACCAATACGAGGTAGAGTTACCGCTACCTTCTTATTAAGAGAAGGGTCTTCTCTTAGTCTTGCCAACCATTTTGCTTTTGGCCCATACGCAAGTGGCACTTTCATTGTCTGTGCAATGTTGCCTGTGTTATCTTTCTTAGCGAGTTGGATATTATTAAAAATAGTACCAAACCCAACAACAATGTTTCTTGTTGATTCGTTATAAAAATATTGTCCAATCATAATTATTTCATCCCAGCATCACCGAATGGATTAGATTCGGTAAAGTCTAATATATTATCGTCTTCTCTTTCAAAGAAATCGTTCATTGCGTTTTCGTCAATAGTGTCAACTTTATATGTTTCTAGTACTATATAGGACGCATCGGCACCCTGTACTGAACCCTCAACCTCTAGAGAACCACCATGTGTTTCATCTTCAGAAAGAATTTTATCTCCTAGTTCATCGTCCAGAAGAACACCAGAATTATCTTCTAGTGTGATTTCTTCATTAAATGTTCCAGTTTGTTCAAGTGAAACTTGATATTCTAGTTGATCCAAACTATTGTCTGTCTCTACAGAATCAATCTCTGCAATACCAGTATCAATATCCTCTGAACCGTATTCAAAGGTTTTACACTTTAACTTATATGTAGGTAGATTGTGAACCTGATAAAATGGATCATCATGGTCTACAAAAGTTATTTCAAATAACTTTCTACCTTTAGGCCAGTATACCAAGTCACCTTCATTTGGTCGTAGAGAAACAATGAGATTATTGTCAACTGAGACAAACTGTTCCCACCGTCTTCTTGCTACAGTGAAGGTTGCATCATCCTGTATGTCCAAACCAAATTTAGACATAAGTTCCTTTTCACCCTCATAACCGTCATTGTTATCGACATACATCTCAATGAGATATGCATCTTCAAACTTAGACAGACCGTCTTCACCAAATAGTTCATCTTCTGATACGAGTCTACGAGGGATGTAGTATACATCCTGCCCATAGATACGCAACTGCTCTATGATTAAGTCTTCATAGAGGTGTTGTTCTGGGCGTGTTCCTGTATCAAAATAAACATTAGTCGGCATAACTTACCCTATCATATGCATTGGTGGCAACTCATAAGCAAGTTGAATTTGTTCTTCAAGTTTATTGATTTCTTCTTGTGCTTGAGTATAAATCTGTTCGCCATTTAGTGCGACACCACCTAACATCTGAATTCCTTGAAACTTAGAAAGGTTTGCACCCCACTGAAGTTTAATTAATTGTGTTGCGTACTTCTTCAAAAAGATATCATCCCATACATCAACAAATGTTGCTGGATCTAATTTACGATAACATTCAATAATGATGTAATCACCATCAGCAACATCAAGTTGCCAATCTAAGTCCAAATACAACCTGTTTTGATGTTGGTTGTGACGTATCTGTGTATCACCTGTCAAGATATGGTCTAGAAAATCTAGATGTTGCATAGTCATTTCGTAATGAATGACTGAGGTTGAACTAAAGTCGTATAAGTCATTCAGTCTTAACTGATACTTAACGTCAAACATATTCATCCCACCCTTATCAATGAAAGGGAATACTTTTACCACAGACATAACTGTGCTTGGAACAGGAATATAATTTTTCTGTTCTTTCCATACTGCTGTTGTAGATGTATCAACATCCGTTACTGAAGGTAAAGATGTATCAGAACGAGCTCTATTAATATCTGCTTGAGTAATCTGATATTTCAGATATACTCTTTCAATACCATCGTAGTGATATTGCGAGAAGTATTGTAGTGCTTCATCAATTCTGTCTTCTACTTGATCTGGGTCAACATTAATTTCAATCACTGGTTTCCCTAGTGATCTAAGACAGTATTCCTTAAATGTCGCCCTTGTATTTGGTATTGCCATATCTTTATCCTAACGCAATGCTAAGAGCGATTGCGAATCCCTCATCTGCACCCTTATTTGCTACCTCAACAACTGTTCCATCCGCCTTCTTTGTATATATTTTTTGGTCGGCAGAGTTAATAGCAATCTCCCCAGCTTCTAAATCACTAGCAGATGGAGTAGATGTTGCAGTCTCAGAGCGTTTTGGTTTAATTGCAATTGTTGCCATAATTTTCTCTTATTAATTAAAATGTGCCGCCGTCTATAGAAGTCCCAAATGCTAGAGTATCAGAAGATGCTGTATAAAGTAGAATTCCATCATCACTACCGCCACCGTCAAGTGCCGACAATGTGTTTGCAGAGTTTGCTACTAGAACAGAACCTTTTGCAACACTAGTTAGTCCAGTACCACCATGTGCAACACCAATTGCTGTACCATTCCATACACCAGTTGCGATTGTTCCCAATGTTGTAATAGATGATTGTCCAACATAACCACTTGCAATAGTGATTGCGTTTGCAGCCACAGTAATCTTGTCTGCTGTTCCCACAACATCAATTGTGTTACCAGTTTTAGTTAAACCAGCACCAGCAGAAATCTGTCCAGCACCTGAGAATTGTTCAAATGTAATTCCTGTAGTACCAAGTGAAATTGCACCGTTTGTACTTAGAACATAACCGTTGTCTGCGTTTGCAGTACCTTCTTCAGTAAATGTAAATGCACCAGCAGTCAATTCAGAAGCAGCGTCTGCATCTGGAGTTCTTGTTAGAACAAATGCAGCAGAACCAGAACCAACAGTCGTTACTTTATAGAAACCGTTCTGTGCAGCAGTTGATTGGTCTTTTACAAGAACTCTATCATTCACTACAAGAGTAACACCGTCTACTGAGATTGCACCGTTAGAGGATGCAGTCAATGTACCAGCGCCATTGTTGTATGTTGCGGCAAGGTTTGCAGTTGTAGCAACTCTTACAGATGCCTTAACGTCAAGTCCGTTTGCAACACTATCAACATATGATTTATTTACAAGTGAGTCTGAACCAAATCCTGCTCTTGCAGTATATCCAGAAGGAACTGTTACTGAGCCTGTTCCGTTAGGAGCAAGTATCATGTCACCATTTGAGTTAGTTGTTGAAATTGTGTTTGCATCAAGTGTAAGGTTGTCAACAGCAATTGCAGTCATTCCTGCCAATGCAGTGATTGTATCACCAAGTGATGTATCAGCACTACCGATTGTAATTCCATCGTTAGCAAGTTTTGCATTTGCGATTGAACCAGCAAGTTGTGCATTTGTAATTGTTCCAGCAAGAGATGATGTTGGATAGTTTGTTGCATCCGCCAAGTCAAATGCTGGGGTTGCATCAGTAGCACCAAGTGCAAGAGATACACCACCGTAAGAAACAGTTGAGTTTGCTAATGCACCATTAGCAATGTTAGTAATGGTGTTATTAGAAGCATTTATAGTTTTATTTGTAAGTGTCTGTGTACCAGCAAGTGTAGAAACAGTAGAGTCGATTGCATATGTGATTTCATTATTTGATACAGTTGTGTCGATACCTGTACCACCAGTGAATGTTAGTGTCTCACTAGTACTAAATGTGTCATTTGAACCACTGTCAGCTGCAAGTGTGAATGAACTTGAGATTGCACCAAATGATAATGCACCAGAACCGTTTGTTTTTAGAAACTCATCTGCATTTCCGTCTGCTGCAGGCAAAGTAAATGCAACATTTGCTGCAAGAGCATTTGGAGATTTAAGTTGAACATGGTGTGTGCCGTTGTTCGTTCCTTCTTTTAGTTGAAGAGAACCACCAGTTGTTGCGTGATTACCAACATTAAGGTCATCAATTGCTTTGTTTGTATCAACTAGAATTGCTGAACTTGCAGTTAGTGTACCATCTGCATGGTCTATCTTATCGTTAAAACTTTTACCACCAATTACCTTTACGGTAGAACCATCACCAATGTAAAATTTTTCATTACCGTGAGTATACGCCAATTCACCATCAGAGAGGGTGCCAGGAGCGGTACTACCAGTAGATCGTTTGATTTGTAATGTTAATGCCATTTTCTTTTTTTCCTATTTAATTAAAAACTTCCACCGCTCAATGTGAGGTTTCCACTTGTAGTGTCAAGTTCGTTTCTAGCAGTCCACTTACCAGTTGCAGTTCTATATTGTAATAGAGAACCATCTTGTAATGGGAATGTTGAGATATCAACATCTGCCGCTTGGGAAATGTTGTTTGCAGAAGATCCCGTAGCACCAGAGTCACCTTTAGGCCCAGGCACTGTTACACGAGTTACTTGTGGTTGATTTCCCTGAGAAACCGAACCAACTACTGTTCTAGATGAATTAACTGTTGCTGTTATAGACATATTTTTACCTTGATACGCTTGGACTTAGAGTTGCAATACCTTCAACGACCCTTGTTTTACTTCCAGAAGCGTCTGTTATGACCAAGTCATAAACATACCTTCCAGACTCAAGAGCCGCAGTTTGCGTGTCTGTTAGTGAAATTGTGATTTGTCCTGTAGTTCTTGGCGCAGCGAACTGAGATGTAAATGTAGTCGCAGTTGACGATTCATACGTCTTGCGAATCATACCAAGTGCAGTATAGTTAGTTAAATCAAGTGCATTGCCATTAGAATCATTGACTGTTACCGTAGTGGTAAAGTCAGCATCTTGATCTATAAATAAATTTGATATTGTTGCCATCGAACACAGTCTCCTTCTAGTTCTATTTATAAGGATTACGACTTAGATGTTATGACAATAAATAGAGTTTTTGCTTACACAATATATAGTGTAGATTAGTTTAAGCATCTTCCAATGCAGTGATACGAGCTTCAAGTTCTTGAATTGTTTTTACCAGTAGCGGTACGATTTTTGATTGATCTATGCCTTGCATTACTGCATCACCATTATCGTCAACTTCGTCTTTAGTGCCAGTAATTGCTTCTGGTACAACTGACTGTACTTCGTGAGCTAAAAACCCATCGACAAGTGTGTTTGTATCATCAGCAATAAAGTTAAACCGTGCTGGCTTGAGTTGCTTAAGACGAGTTGTTGCATCCCATGTATAGTCTACGTTTTCTTTTAAGCGATAATCGGAAGAAGTATTATAAGCTGTGTTAGAACCATTCATTACAATAGTTCCTATTTTACCATTAGGATTTCTAAATTGAACTACTTGTAATGAGGAAGTTACTCCAGCAACAATATTATATTGAGGGTATCCTGACCCATATGTAAGACTATGACCTTGACCTTGAACAGCAGTTGGGCCTACAAGGAGTGCTGCCGAGAACCCGCCACTAGCAGGCATCAAACGAGCAATTTCTGTGCCGCCACTTTGAAAGGCGTGATACCCAGAGTTTGCGTTATTGTAGTACACGCCTCCTGCCACACCCGAACCAGAAATAACACCTAAATCAAGCGTTTGGTTTGTGTTGTTTGTAAAACGACCAACAATACCTGATGATGAATTAACTACTGTAAATTTTTCTGATAACGAAGTTATTCCAATCCCTACTTTACCATCGCCATCAAACGCCATAACAGAACGACTGTCTGTCACATCATAAATTTCTAATTTTCCGTTAACCGTTTGCCCGTCTACGATTCTCCAGTTACTAGTGGTAGCACCAGTCTTTTTAATTTCAAAACCTACAGTAGAATTACCACCTACTTCTGTTTTTACTAGAGTTGTTCCAGAAGACTTTTCTAAATGAAGCATTTCATCAACTGCGTTACCTGTTGATCCAATCCCCAAGGTGCCAGTGACTATACCACCTGCCAAAGGCAACTTTGCAGCAATAGATGTATTGATTGCGTTAGCAAGTTTGTCTGCTGTTACTGCATCATTAGCAATCTTTGCAGTTGTTACAGCATTAGAGGCTAAATCAGCAGCGGCAATTGTACCATCTGTAATATTAGAACCTGTCAATCCAGATGTATCTATACCTTGTTGTAAAATCTTTGATATTGGCATTATAGTTTTTCCTTACACATATAGTTAAGATGGTTTAGTGGGCCACTTTACTTCATCTAATGTTTTATATGTTTTAGTTATATCACGAAGTTTCTGACGATAAGTTTTCCAAGATGCAAAGTTTGTAACCGTACCATCTTCTTCTCTTTCTTTGATTATTACCCAATCAGAAGCTTGTAAGTATGAATTTCTTTTTGCTCGTACTCTATCTAATTCTTCTTCTGCTGTAAGTGTTACTTCATTAGTCTTAAATGTTTTTCCATCATAAGTCCAACCGTGTTTTACCTTATCATCACAATCTACCCATGTGATTGAAGGATGACATTCATAACCATTCTCTGGATGAATATCTACGACTTTTCCGTTTTGAACTGCTGCTTTCATTATGCGAACTCCTCAACGTAAACAATACCTAGTTTTCCAGCTTCTCCACCACCAGTATTTGCGGCAGAACCTCCTCCACCACCAGAACCGAAAGCCCTACCAGTTTGAGCAGGAACATTATAAACGCCAGGTCTACCACCTCCACCCCAAAAAGATGCTCCACCCATACCGTAAGAAGGACGGTAATCAGTCCCACCACCATTATACATATTGTCTATTCCGTTATTTCCAGAACCACCATTGATGTTTATATCACCACCAGTTGCAGTACCACCGCCGCCACCATAAGTAGAACCAGCATTTCCGTGTCTACCACCACTACCACCATTTCCAGTACAGTAAGAACCAAAAGATGAACCACTACCGTTAGTACCATGATTATTACCACCAGAACCCCCAGCACCACCAGCACCAACATTTACAGTAACAGTTGATACACCAGAAATATCTATAGTTTCAATCGCAGTACCACCAGCACCACCTCCAGAACCCATATCGCTAGCGGCACCATAACCACCACCACCGCCGCCAGCACCAGTAACAGTAACTTTCACTGTTCTGATTCCAGCTGGTTTAGTATAAGTATGAGTTCCAGCAGTTGTAAAAACTTGAACAGATTTGAATCCACCATGTCCAGTTCTTCCAGTACCACTTAAATCTAATGTTGAAGCAAGTTTCGTTGATGTTACTGCACTTGAAGCAATCTTTGCAGTTGAAACAGCGTTAGTTGCAAGTTGTGTTGTATTTACTGCACCACTGACAATCTTTGCACTTGTTACCGTACCATCTCCCACAACAGTACTACTCTGAGTAGTCCCACCAATATGCATTACATAGAAGTTAGTATTGGTTGCAGGCGCCTCTGTCATAGTAAGAGTTGTTCCCGAAACAGAATAAGCGTCTATAGGTTCTTGGCGAACATTACCTACATACACTTCAATCTCGTTTGCTGTAGCGGGCGCTTTACTCATTGTAAATGCAGTAGTAGTACCATTAGGAGTAAAGTCATCCTTGGTTACTGAGTTTACAAATCCCTGTGCTGGCGTTTTACCTAAAAATGGCATCAATTATCCCCTTATGATTTTTCCATGAGACCCATAACTACATCAAGAGCAGAACCAGTGCCAGCCTTGACTTTGAGGATATCTCCAGCCTCTAAAATATATTTTTGTCCAGCGAGAGTTTCTAATGTAGTATTCGCTGGGATACTGACATTCTCTAAAAGTTGAAAGTCAGCACTTGCAGAAGTATCTCTAAACTGAACCTGTACTGTTACAGCAGAGGTTGTCTTGTTTGCAACTGCAAGTCCAAGAACAACAGTCTGTGTATTAGCAGGACAAGTATACAAAGTTGCATATGAACTATTGGATACGTTTGCTGTTGCTGCATTCTTAAATGTGTTCGCCATGTTTTTTTTCCTATATTATCCTAAAGCAATCGCAAGAGCTGTTGCATCATCTTCTGCTTGATCGAATACACCCTGTTGCACTTTGGCAACTGAAACTGTACCATCAGCAATAGTATTTAGTGTGTTTACTCCATTCAATTGATAAACTTGAATATTCTTTGTTCCAGATGGTGGTGCAGATGTAAATGTTATTGTTGTACCAGATACCGTAAATGAAAGTCCTGATCCACCTCTTTGATATACATTGTTGATATACACCATGAAGTTTACGGCAGCACCTGATACTGGAGTGTTTGTTAATGTGAAGGCAGTTGTTGAACCGTTACCATTAAATTCGTCTAAATGTGTTTGTGATAACGCTGTAGAAGCTTGTGCAGTAAGAACCTGTCTACCCATATAGATAAGAAAGATTCTAGAACCATTGTCTGGGGCTTCTGAGAAGTTAATGTGGGATTGTCCAGAGGATTGTCCAGTAGTATAAGAATACTCTGGTTCTTGAATAACACCATCAATTGAAACAAGCAAAGAAGAAGGTTGTGCAACAAAAAAGTCCAAGTTGAACTGTGTTGTCGTACCGTTCCCTGCCAAAATTTGTCTGTCGAACACACC